CAATTGGATATGATAGTTCGTTCTCAAAAAATACATCAGGTAGCGTGTCCGTTGGCTCCGTTTCAAAAATAATATTTTCAACAGCTCTAAACACTTGTATATTGGCAATTATCTTTGATTGTCTCTTTTTTTGATTAGCGCCAGTACAAGGTAGCGTTCCTGACATTTCTAAAAATAATAATTGAGTTGAATTATCCCTGTAAAACTGCCAATAATTTGTCCCAAGACTACATAGTCCTAAAGGATAAGTTGTAAGTATTCCAGGGATAAATTGATTATCTATAAGCCCAGGACCCCCCGATCCTGTTGTTGTCCCAACAGTAGCAATACCATCATTTAATGAAGCGGCAATATTATCATTTATAAACCAATCATACATATTTATATAGCTGTTGGCTGCTACATATTGCTTTTTGAATAAATATCTTCTTGTTTCGCATGGATTATCCCCATACCCATCTCTAATAAAACTAATATCAAAGATTATAATAGACCCAGCAGGAACGTCATAATCTATATATTGTCCTGGTATTGCAGGATCAGGAATACCCATAGGATAGCTTAAAACAGGGCAATAATCACCTGCACCAGCGGTTACAGATATTGTACCTTTTGCGATTACAGCTAATGGATCTACCTCAGTAGAAAAGTCATCTGCTTTTATTTTCATGTAAACTCCAGCAGGAGGAGCAGGAATTACTGTTGGTATAAATCCACTTGCTTTAGATTCTTTCTCTAATACAGTTGCATAGGTACATTGTTGCATAGGACCCTCTGAGTCAGCTTTTACAATAAATCTATCCCCCTCTTCTACTTTTCTTGCATTTTCACCTTGCAACAAGAAATATGTTTCTTGTGTTAATGGGTCTAAAAAGAATATATTTGAGTAAATGGTTTCGTATCTATGTTGATCTGCCTTACATACAAACTTATACCATTTTGCCCAATAAGGTGCTTTCTGTGATGTAGGTATAGTTACAGTAATTGAATTTGCGTATTGTGAATTTCTGCATGGAACGTGTTCGTTATTAAATAAGCTAACATTTGCTGGACTAGCTCTTAAAAACTCATCCATGTACACAATGCCAATCTCGTAGTCTCTATTACTATGTAAGCTTTTTTTAATATTAGAATTTACTGATTGAACAGATACTACCGCAGTGGTTATTCTATAATATATATAAGCATTATTAAAACTTGGATTTGAAAATAATTGAGTATATCTTGTTGCGGTAAATTGAAGACTTATAATATAACTTGAAGGAGATGCAGTTATAGCAATTGGCTCTAACGGACCATTTATACCTCCTTGGTACTTATATAATACTCCAAATGTATTATTTACAACGCAGTTTACTGCATCTGTCATTGTATATCCATCGCAAGATGTATCACCGCCTGGAATAGGATTATATATAGGCTTAATATTCAAAACGGTACCTATTGCATCTTGGAACTCTGTACTTGAGGCCATTTGGTACACAGATGTGTAATCAGCTGGCAATACAAATGAAAATGAAATGTCAACAAATCCATACGGTGGCGTTACAGGAGGGATATTTGTATTGCGAACGCCCTCTAAAGTTGCATCTATTATTAGCGTATTTCCTTGTTTTAATGGGACTCCAGATAAATCTATATTTAAGACACAGTTATTTATAGTTACTGGCCCATCTATTGTGTAATTACCACTACTATATGTAACAGTTGGTATAAGTTCTGGAATTATTTCCTCTGTGACTAATTGCGTAGAATAGTCAAAATTAGTTGGATAGCCATTGGCATCAATCAAGTCATAGCCATCAACATAGTTCCCATACATGAGCCTATTGCCCATAATTGTCTGAGCCTTAGCGAGCCTTGGCACATTGTCATACAACCTAAGCAGCTCTGACTCAGGTAGGATTGTATATATTTTGCTGTTGCTAAACAAGTACGATTGAGTGACATTGTCAAGCCATCCAACATCTTGCTTGTTATATTTCTCAATGACCTTTATAACATTGCTTGTAGCTTCCTTAAATAGCAAATCAATGCCGATTACTAATGGACCACCTGTATTGAAAAATACATTGACTCCATTGTATCTATTTATCATCCCTTCATTCAAATAACTGTCAGGACTAAATTGAAAGTCATTTGGGAAGAATGCTATCTCCGTCCATTGTGACGTTGCACTATATTGGCTGTCAGCATAGCGGTATCTATATGCAAAGCAAATAAATCTTTCCTCTAAGAAGTTTGACTGGTCATCTAGCTCAATAAGTGTTATTGTAGGCGCTGAGGTAGGTGGCTTCTTAATAACCTGGATTGTCTCATACAACAAGTCAGGCTGACCATTGTAGTCAATACCTGCACCGTCAGGATTAGCGTAGCCGGTCTTGATATTTATAAACCTCGGAGGGTTATAGTCATCAGTCCAATACAGCAGATCCTCAATTAGATTGACCCCTGTAATGACATACTGCTCGTTGAAATTCAAAGTAGTGTCAATGCCACCCCCATTGTCAATACTGATTATATGGTATATAAGTACTTGAGTGACAACATTATATGACAATACCAAGTCACGCTTACCAGTATTTGACCCAGACTGTGGGTCATGGACAAACCAATAGATAGTCTCTCTTGCGCTATCCTCAATGGCACCGATACATCTTGCGTATGAGCTTAATGGATTTCCATCGTACTCAAGAGCTGTTAGTGGGAGATTACCATTGGTATTCTCAATGACTCCTGCCTCTGACTTCTCAGTAGAACCCATGCGGACATTCATTGCGTCAATGTATTCGCCCTCAGGCACAACTCGCTCATCGAATGTCTTGTTCATTCTACCAGCGACAAAATTCCTTGAAAAGTTTGCCATTATTTAATTATCTTGTCCATACCCCTCATATTCATTAGAAGTCTGCCAGGGTGGATGTTACTGATTCTTATTTTTGCATTTCTAAGTAGCGCCTGCTTCTCTTTTCTAGCTCTTGCCACGATGTACTCCTGTACGCCAAATTTAGCGTTCAGTATCTCGTATCGGATATAAGCATAGACGTATTGCTCGAATAGCTTATTGACCGATATAGCACCCTCATTGCCATTCTCCATGCCATCGCTCACATACTCAAGGATAACAGTTGCAGATAGATGGTGATGTGGTGGTGGTAGGTTTGGATTATTATAGTGGTTTATGTAACCCAAGATTGCGCTGTCAAAGTTTATGACACCTGCCTTCTTGTCAATATTGAACGTAGGATTGCGGTTAGCTGTCTCAGTGTTCAAACCAAATCTAGCGCCAAAGCCATAGTCAAAGTACCAATTGCCATCACAGCAATATCCCTCGTGTCCATGGAACTGATGCCCTTGGTTAAGATAGATGCTCTTCTTGGTTCCTTTAATTCGCTCGTAGTCAATATTTGAGAACTGCGGCTCCAAGACATTACCATTTTGGTCAAAGAGGATATTGCACTCATGGTCCTGCAAGTATGCCTTGGCTGACAGTGTCTGTATGTTCTCAGTAAGCGGATAAAGCACACCATTATGGTATAGCGAGATTCGCACCCAGTTGACATAGTCCGATGGCAGCACATAGCGCAGTTGATCGCAGACGCTAAGCTCTAGTGCTTTAATCTCCTTAAATGCGTCATAGTTCAGCTCCTGGATAGCTCGCTTGGCGTGGAACAACACCTTGTACCGCTCCTCATTGTTTACCAATGAGTGGTTGCCGGTGTACATCAACTGAAAGTTATTGACAATGTCAAATAGGCTCACATACTGATATGACCCCCAATTAGCATCTGTCGGAGCGTTACCATTATTGGTATAGTATTGATACTGTGATATATATGGCATTGTATATTATTTTAAGTATTAGAGTCTCTTCCTGCCTCCTGACCTAGTGCGTACTGCACTACCTCAGTCTCTCTGATTGTCATACCACAGTATTGCAGTATTTTCTGAGCGAGTTTGTATTCCTCTTCAAGTGGCAGCTCAAAATCCTGGTAGTCTAGCTGTGTTTGGTCAAATAAAGGCTCACCGCTCGCCAGGGTGATATATGTCCACTTAGGGTCTAATGGGTATCTAAAATACGTTGCATTGACAGCACCATACCCTTTTATACTGTTCGGATAGGTCGTGATAATACCTGCCTCGTTAAGCGTATAGACAGGGAATATTGTCGATGGGGCAGTAAGCATTGAGTTGTTGAGCATTGTTATCTTGCCTACTGACACCTTCTCAGCATCTGTACCTACTGATGAATATATGACATAAGCCTCTTTTATGCCTTGGAAAATATCGCTCGACAAGTCAAGTATCGTTGATGATGCCACCACCATTACTTCAGCAGTCTCTAATGTTGTAAGGTTAATGACAATGTCACCATAAACTACACCTGCTGTTATAAAGTTTGCAGTAGCATCAATCAACTGATTGAGTGATGGTGTTCCTGTAGTAGTCCCCGATATTTTCTTGATATTATAGCATAACAGCTTGTTAATCATGTAGTAGTCATTGCCTACTGTTACAAGCGATGGAGCGAAGAACTGATTGACGGTGAATCCTGATGGGGTGACAACAGGAACTAAAAAATTGGAAATAAGGAAATACTCCATTACCTCAGCAAGTGGCTGCTCAATATCAGCATAGTCTGTACCTGCCATGCGTCCATTCTCCATGTTAATCACCTTGTTATATGCGGTGAAGTACTCTTCAAATATTTCCATCTGTGCCTGCTTGGCATATAGGTTGAAGTCCTGTGGAGAAATATACCCATAGTTGTTCTTATTGAGAACGCCCTGTACTGTATTTCTTACTGAGTTTATCATCTGTATTTTTTTACAAATATAAAAAAAAGAGGGAATATTTCACCCTCTTTTTATGCTTTTTGTTTTACGATTCAAAGAATGTATCTAGCATCCTCAACGAATCCAAGCCCTCATCACTTTGTAGGTATTGCCCTGCAAAGTAGTATGGGTCTGTATTGTATGGGATTGAACACATCTTCTTTTTACTTGTAGGTGTGTTAAACCATATTTCTCTACCATTATTTCTAATGGCTAGTAATTTCTCTTCAAAGAACGATCTGATTTTAGCTTGGTATTTAAGCTCTGGGTCATTGAATGCTTGCATAAAA